TAAATCCGCTAGTACAATTTATTATAGACCAATTATTATGAGAGCTTCCAGATATATCATAAGTTCCTGTTTTAAACGCGCTCGAAAGATTTTCAAATATCATATTCTCCGTCAACATCCCTAAACAATTACCAGACAACTCTATACCTTTTCCAGTGCCGGAAGTTGATGACATCATTTTAATATTTTTAAACTGTAAAGCTGTTGCTGAACAATAGAATGCACCGTTAGTTATACACCCAACAACATCTAATTCCGCTGGATTATAACTATCAGAATCTAAACACAAACCGTTATGTGTTAAATTTATAGTTTCTATTTTACAAATTCCATTAGACGGCAATTCAACACAGCAAGCCCCACTAGTACCTTTAAATATCGTAACATCTTCGATAACCCTTTGGATTGCCCTATTTAAAATTACAGTATTTTCACTTGCGGTGTTATCTTGAGTCATCCCAATAGAAGCCGCTTTTAAAGCCCCTTGAAACATGTGCTTTAGAGACAAACCACTGGCGGGAGATGATAATATATCAATACCGTTGGAAACAATATCGTCAACCAACCAATCGCCAGCACCTCCATCGCCGGCAATATAATAACCCAACACATGAACTGCTTGCCCTTTAGTGTAATTTTGATACAACAACATCTCAGAAACTGTTGAAAAATTCAAAGTTCGTTTTATTACATCAGAATTTAATGTAGTAATTGCACTACTTACTTTATTAGAACTCCACAATCCGTATTGGCTTACACTACCATCTTTAATATGTAAACTATTTAAAACCGTTCCATAATTAAAGCTATTAAATGGATGAGAGCCATTTTCAATTAGGTTATTCGTAGGGTTAGAACATTCTATACCTGGGTTAAGCATATTCATTCTGATTATATTAGACGAACAATTGCTAGTTATTGAAATTACGTTATTTGCCATATATTATCCTTTAAAATTCTTCACTTGTTATTTCTTCGTCCGGTATAGCCTCATTGCTACTAGTTCTATAACTTATAAGATTTATTGTATTATTTAGAGAAGCTTCTTCGAGTTTGCAAACGGTTATATAAATAGTACTACTTACATTAGATAATATAGCGTGAAACGATATAAAGTTTCTAAGCGATCCACTCAAATTTAGGAAATTCTTTTCCGTAGTTGAATTGGCGACAGATATTTTTAAATTCTCAACATAACAATCTTTAGCATTAACCATCCTCAACTTTTCAATAATACTACAATCAGAAATCTTCACTCTTTCAGCGCCATTTAATAATAACCCTATAGGAGGACTCGCCGGATTAGTTAATGAAAGGATGTGGCAACTTTCCATAGAAATATCCGTTCCTGATACTGTAAAACTATGCACTCCAGAAAAATTAACATTTCGAAGACTACATGAATTACTTAATATAACATCATATCCCGCGCAAATTACTGTATATCCATTACCTAGCAAAACACTATTTACTGGTAAAGTTAAATTATTTCCCAATGTAATATTGCTAGTTAAAACATATACTTTATTTTGACCAAATTCTGTAATCAAATCTTGAATAGTTGTTATTGAACCACCGTTTTCTTCTATTCCGTTAGTACCAACTAAAATAAATTGTTTATTCAAACCATTTATTTTAAAATATCTTGTAGCATCATTTGTTAACTGCCAACTACCGTTTTGATATTTTACACAATCTAAAGCGTTATCCCTCTGTTTTAACAAGCTTGTGGCACTAAGTTTTCCAGAGCTAGCTGTAACATTAACTATTTCAAGATAATTATTTTTAAAATTGTCTGACACAGATATTTTTAACTCCGCCTGCAAACTCTCTGCTCCCACCGGAACATCAAAAACTTTTTGTAGTGTGTTTATGTTAGACGCTGCGTTAAAAGATTCTTCTGTTAAATCTTCGTGAGCACCATAATCAGAAAGAGATATAGTGGCTTGTCCAAGCCCAGATAAAATATTACCACCAGCATCTCTAAACCTATATTGTAGTGAAACGGTTACTTGTCCGTTTTCCAAAACATCTTTAGGTAAATTAATCATTTGATATAGTATTTTAACTACATCATCTTTACAGAGTTTAGCGCAAAAATTACCGCTGCCTAAATTTATAAAAGACATTTCCGTAGTCGATGTTTTAATACCGACACCAACGATATTATCACCGTTGCCTGAAGTGGTTTTTAAAAACCACTTGTACAGACACTCATCACTATTTCGTTTTACACGAAATTTCAAATTACCATTAACTATTAGATTTGAAAGATTTCTGTCAGAAAATCCATCTATTAGTTCGTTATAGATTTTTTTTAAAGAGTGTAACGACAATATTGTTGGAAATTTAAAATATTTCATGAACTACCTTATATTATAATTTGAACTTCGATACCGGTTTCTGTTACTTTAAACTTTGGTAAGTTAGCTAGGTAAACTAAACTATATACACTATTATTTATATTTACTATAGATAATTGTCTATAATAATCTATGTTACTATCTTCAGCTGTAACTACCCAGCCAGATGCCGAACTATATGTTAACCAAGATTTTACAGCATTACCGTCAGTATTATATATAGCCATTCCCTCAAAAGGTAAATAGTAATTGAAAGTTTCTCCTGCACCGTAAACAATTATTTCATTTTCATGCCCCAGTTCTTCAAAACCTAAATTACATATATATATAGAACCTTCGGTTTTAATAGTGACGTCATCCAAACTATCTATTTTTTTTATACACTCTAATCTTGGTATTGTAAAATTAAGCATAAGACTATCACACTTTTTCAAACAAGCTTCTTCAAAATCTTGTGTTCGAAAAGTGTTTACCAGAAGATCACTTTCTATTTGTGTTGATGTATAACCGTTATTTGAACGGCTAAACCATATATCTGATATTTTATTTCTATGTAGAGCAAGACTTTTTTCAAAGCTAGAATAGAACATAGTATCAAAAACAAACCCATCGTTTATAAGAAAATCACTTATAGGTGGAGGTAATTCGTCGTTCGAAAAAGAATAGTTTAGATTTCCAATATTCGCATCAGGGATAATTAAGTATTGTAATTTTGATGTACTCTCAGTAGTCATATACACTCTTTTTACTTCTCCACTAATCGGGAATTCAAAGACCAAAGCTTTACTACTACCTAAATCGAGAATATTTGTGAATTTCAAACCTTCAATGATAATTTCGTTAATGCTATTAGACAAATCATAAACTACACCGTTTAAATCTAAAAGACCACTATCAATTTTTTCAATATCATTGTTCGTAATACCCATTACTTTAATTTCATTATTCGTGGATATAATAAAACTAAGGTTTTCAAAAGTTTTCCCGAACACACCTTGTGGTTTTAAATAAACATCTAATATCTTATAGTTATCCGAAGATACCACTTCTCTTATATCAACACTAGCACCCACAGCGTTATAAATTTTATAATTGTCTAATTGGAGGTCTGAAAGCTTTTTAAAATTAGCGGATTTACTACTTAGTAACGCCCAGTGTTCATTACTAGCTATATACTCAAACTTATAATCATCAACGTTAATATCATATTTTGAAATATAAACAGTGTCTCCCGAAACCCCCAAATCTACTGGATTAGGACCAGGGTTGTTTATCCCGATATAGCAACAGTTTCCCCACGGCTTTCCTAATCTTGTTGTATTTAAAAAATATAGATTATCTTTTAAATAATTTAACCAATTTAATTTTAGAGAACTGTTAGCATTACAACCAGATAGTGAATAAGAGTTAGACATTTACATCTCCAAGAAAAGTGTTAAAAGTTCACCTATTTTTGTGTCTTTAAATATTTGAGGTGTTATTTTTTTTGAATTAAAGTCAAAAAATTCACTTCTATATTTTTTTAAGTCAATTATTTCATCACCTAATAACTCAATTTTTTCTACATTTAAAGACACTACGTTGCGGAAAGATATTTTAAAGTGTATCACATTTACATCAAAGGATCTGATCGTTGAACCGTAGTCAAAACTAACTAACTCTTTCCAATTTATCCCATCATATGAATAACTGTATGTAATATTAGCAGTAAGACCTGTTTCAGGTACAACCGTTAAATATAACTTACAATCATTTATATTTATTTTTTTTGGAAAAGCGAATGAAATAAATTCTTCACCAGTTAAACTTTCTGTTACATTCCAATCAATAGTTGTGTAAGTAGAAAACCTCCCGAGTTTATAAGCAAATTCGGGAGCATAAGTTGAGCAAAGTAAAAAGTGGTTAACATGCTCTAATAAATTTATAATCATATTATTTTCTTTCTAGGCATATTTACGTTTGGAATTATGCACACTCCGAACTCGGCATCAAAATCAGATTTATTTCCGACCACATCGCCACCTTCATTATAAGTGTTTTTTTGAATTAGCTTAACCTCGTTTATAACGTTTTGAGCAAAAACACTTCGACTTTGAAGTAAGTGTGTTAGAGATTCAAAAACTGTTTCTCCACTATTTACATCTTTGACATAACTTACATTTTCATAAAAATTTATTATACTGTTTACACGATCAAAATAACCTATAGAACAACCATCTATTGCTTCAAACGCGTATAATTCGTAGAGATTGTCATCTATCTTTTTTATTTCAAATTTACCGTTTTTAAAATCAGTTCCTAGTGGAAAGTTAGACGTTTTACTTATTTCCATTCCACTAGTATTATCACGTGCAATAACTAACAAATCTGTTCCGCTTGAGCCGGATCCAAACCTTACAATTAATTCTAAACCATCAACTTCCGCAGAAAAGTTTTGGTTTAAACGTTTATTTCTTATAATCAAACTTTCGTCAAAATAGAGATCGCCTATTTTACATTTACTAAATAATTTAATACTTTCAGAGCTTGTTTCCTTACTCTCTGTACTTGTGTTATAACGGGTTACGATTTCAAATCCACTATAATTTTTATTTGACAGGTTAAATGTTTCTTCTATTGAAAAGTAAAAATAATTATTTTTCAAAACGCCTGTTTTAGGAATCAAACCTATAGTCCTTAATTGATTTAACGCGGATGATTTATCAACACAAACAGCATGTGCTTGCATATCACTATCTATATAATAAATTATTGTTAAATATAGCGTAGATTTTTCTTTAATATAAGCAAACCAACAATTAGCTGAAGGTTTAGATGTATAATACGTACCACTTAATACTTCATATACACCAGCTGTTATTTCAATTACATCTGGAACGCTACCTGACGTTGCAACTCCGAAATCTAAAACACCGTCTGGTATTGCGACTCCCAAGTTTACCAAATCATCAAAAGAGTAAATTAAAGTATTTAGTGTTTTTTCTGAACCGATTATTTTAGACGAATAAGATTCGCTAGTGTCAAAACTTAACTTATTTTCGGTTTCCCTATCAATATTTATTTTAGATAAAATTTGGAGCGCTGTTTTTGAAGAGAAATTATCATTCGCAATATATCTTTTAAACCCGGTAGCATTAGTATTTGCAATATCACAATAAATTGTCCTTCTTTCAAGTGGCATTTCACTATAAATATAATTATATTTGTTGAAAACAACATCTTCTTTGTATTGTTCATAATTTGTTTTCAATAGATTTTTTGGAAGAGTCATATAATAATTATCTGTTATACTTTTTTCGTTAATAAGTAAAGATAAAGATGTTTCAATACGGGAAGATAATATACTATCTAAAACGTCTATTTCCTCTATGAAATTATCTTCTCTAAACTTTTTTCCTGTCCCAAACAAGAAATCATTTGCAAAAGTTGAAAGTGTTTGGAAGACTTCTCGCGCTACGACGTTAAAATCTTGATAAGCGTTTTTAATTTCAATAAACGGCTGTATATTCACATAAAGATAGCTCGGTGAAACTAAACTAACACTAGTAGCTAAAACGGTTTTATCCTTAACACTACCTATTAAAGAAATCATTGTTCCATGAACATTATACTCATTCAGAGATAGGTGAGCTACTGAATTCATAGGGAAAGATTGTGAAGTGTTAACAATGGTCGCATCTCTAAGATCACTAGGGACTACTGATATAAAAATCTTACCCATAGGAAGCAAAGAATCTTTTTTTATATTCTCACTACCAATTACATCAATAAATTGAACACCTGGTTGGTTAGACAACAATGAAAGGTAATCGTTTTTTGTTACGCCTCTTTGTTTAGCTGAATAAAACCCCGGAATATTTACTTTCATTTCTTCTAAAGTCTCACTATCTTTCCCACCGAAAGAAACACTATTTACTGTAATTGAATAGTTAGCAATACTAGTTATACCATTAACAAAAGTACTTGGAGATTTTACATCTACAATCGTCAACTTGGTTTCACCGTTCCCATTAACCCCGTGCGTTTCATAATAATTAACATACATTATTTCTGTATTATTTGGAATTTTACCTATAATGTTATCACCAAAAGTAAATTTCGGACAAAATTCAATATCTTCGTTTTCGCTTAAATAATATATAGGTGTTGTGTCACTTGGAACAAAACTATAATCATGCATAGATTCATATGTAGTAAGTGTAACTCCCGCGTATGTGTAAACCACCACTCTATCATTTGAAATACTATCATTTTCTATAGTAAACGTTTGGTTAGGATTACTTGTAGGTATATATGTAAAAATACTTAGTGATTTTTCTTCAGCCACAAATTCAGCTTCAAAAAAAGAACCTTTCTTTAAAAAAGTAACATTTTTCGCTGAGAAGGAATATCCTGTTTTCTGCCCTTGGAACACAAATTCATCAATCGTAAAATTTGTATTGTTTACATTTGCTCCTAAAAACCTAATAGTACCGATTACTTTCGCAGGGATTTTACGGCGTGGGTAATAATTCATTTTATTTGCAATTTTAACAGCGGAATTTCTTAAACTACAAGTAGGTAAAAACAATTCGTTCGCTAAGTTAGCAACACTATAGTTTGTTAACATATCGTGATAAGCCAAAACATCGTTGAAAGTAGAAAAATTTGAACCTTCTAAGAACGAGTATTTATTTGTTGCTGTAAAGTTTTCTTTTATTTCATTTCGAATATCATCAAACTTTAACAGACCAGGTGAAAGTTTTTCCATTTATATTACCTTTGTAAATATTTAACGATGTTATAAAATTCACGACATATTTTATAATGTTGTAGTTGAGCGAAAAGTAAACTCGGAAGATCTTCAAATTTATTTTTTTTATGAAGCCACTGGTAGATAATTTGCTCAAAGACCGGTGTAAACCTAATCTGTTCAATGTGAATTTGCAGTAATAGTTTCCTTAAAGCTGTTTCGTTTATTTTAGTAATTTTTTTTACTCTTATCTTTTCTAGTAGTTTAAATAAACTAGTGGCTATATCGAATCTAAAATAACCTTTATCAGCTAACAATTGGATTGACACGTATAAATCAGAATATCTAGTGGGATCTATATTACTTAAAATAGGGTTTACATTATCCCTAAAATAATTATACAAAAAGATATTTTTAGGTTTTTTATCATAAAGCGACAATAGACCTAATAAGTTAATCCAGAAAGTTTCCACTGTAAGGATATTGTTGTTTAAAAGTTGAGTATATGTTTTACTGTCCATTTATAACCTTGTTTTATTTTTATTTATAAAAACCTATACATTGTTATCAACTTCCGAAGTATCTAAAACACTTTTATCGTCTACTTGCTGAGTAACTCTATTATTAACAATATCCCCAAGATTTACAGCGGTTGCTAATTGATCCACGCTTTGAATGTTCGTCTTCATATTAGCTTTAGTTTTATTGTGTGCATATAATTCACACTTTAAAAACCAACACACACTATCTCCTAAAGGATAAAAAGGTGATTCATCTTCTATAAACTGAACTTCAAACAAACGTTTTGTTTTTGGAAAGAAAATTAAATCTCCGATTTTAGGAGTTACATTTAACCCTTCGAAATAAGACTTAGCGCCATAAAGTGTCATAGCATCTGTTATACTAGCGCCGATACTACTGAAAACAATACCGCTCCCACCCCAATTATCTTTTTCTTCTTGGAATAAAATCATATCTATAGCGGTTGACATAATTAGTTTTAAATATTCACCAAAAACCATATCCGCAGCCTTCTGCTGTACTACTATATATTGAAAGTCATCCCCAAATACGTGAACAGCTTCCTTAAGTATTTTTTCAAAAAATCGACTTTCGCCATTTGGTCCTGAGTGATTTAACCTCACTTTATACTCCTTTAAAATTTTGAATGATTTGCTTAAACTATAATTTTACCTTTAACCTGGCACAACGCTCGAACATCTTTTTTAGTAAATTCCCCCGGGTTTTCCGAGCAGTCAAAATTCCCATTAACCACCTTAGGACACCCTTCTAAAGAGTCAAGATCGTTAAAACTACAATCGAAATCTCCGTTTATCACTTCAGGGCTACCTTCTAAAGATTGCAAACTATTGTTTGTGCAAACAAATGATTTCCCTACTTTTTGAGGACAACCTTCTAAAGATTCAAGCGAACAACCGCTGATCTCAAAATGGCCTCCCACTTCTTCCGGAAATCCTCCTAAAGATTCAAGCTCAATGTCTATAGATTCAAAATCGCCATCTACCGCTTTAAATTTAAAAGGCAGTTCACTCCAAGGGTACTCTCCTCCTTCATCCACTTGATAGCCGAGTGAAATATCTCCTTTGGAGCTAACAGTTAAGTCAGAATTAATAATATAATTTTCGAGTTCAAATTTCTCACAAGCCGCTTTAACATACTCTTTACTGTCAGGCACTAAAGTAGTGTACTTAGATCCGTTTTCTAAAAATTCCCAATTTAAAGTAGAATATGTTTCTTTATCTTCTTCGATTGATATCAACATTTTCTTATTTAGATCAGGAGTGTAAATTTTAAGCAACTTACCTATCAAATCATCGCTTTTCCCACCATTTAAAGCCATTAAAATCATATGAGGTGATTTAATTTGCTTATACCTTTTTAACAATCGTTCAGCGTAATAACTTTCACTAGTTTGGATTTTTTTACTTTCAGTTTGAATTTTACTTAAAACACTTTCTAATTTGTTTTTACTAATAAAGTCTTTTAAATCAGCGGCGTTATTTTTTATGTTTTTAAATTCGACCCCTTCACCTGTAAGATAACTAACACCATGATCAAAATATTGATAAGCCTCATTGGTGTGTTTATTGATAAAGATATATAAATCATCTTCGCTAACATAACTATTATAATAATACACAGCTTTTGAACTAGCGGTACACCACGTAGCGTTACCAACATCTCTACCAATCCTAACACTAGTTTGGTAATCTAACGGCACTTTTACAACCCAATTATCATCTTCGTAGAATATTTCTACATTTAATCCATCAGTAGCTTTTAATTTGACTTTACCGTTATCTAGTTGGTTTAAATAATAATTTACATCCATTAACGTTTTAGCGTCAGGAATCATGTTTAAATTACTAAATTTAGCGAACTCTGTACTAACTAACAAATGTTTTTTTCTTTGGACTAACCCAAGAGCTGTATAGACATCTCTCAACATTTCACTGTTAATGTCGAATTTATCTTTTTTATAAAGATCTAACACTAATCGACTTAAATTACCTACTTTATCTTTGGTACTTGTCGGGTCTTTATCTAAAATAGTATTGTAATCCTTATCACTAATCTTAGGGTAAAACTTCTTGATTTCCTCACGTGTCGCTTCGTTTACTAGTAAGGTAAAATAATTTTTAAAGTCCACTTTATACTCCTTTTAAAGTTTTCAAAGATTCTTCCGTTATTATTCTAAAGGTTAAATCGCCGTTTGTTTTTTCACAAAATTCTATGATTGCCTTCCACTTAGCTTGGTTGACAGCCCATTTAGCTAAAGCTTCTATATATTTTTTAGACATTTTCTTTCCGGGAGCTGGTGGTTGGGTCTCCCATAGAGGTTTAACTTCCCAGATCTCTTTAACAACTTTTCCTGTTTTATCATTAATGTATTCAACATAAAAATCTGGAAAATATCGAGACATTGTTTTTTTTATAGGATTAAAATACGGGATATAAACACTTTCAGACGCCCATTTTAAAATACTCGTTTTTTCATCAAGTTGCTTAGCAAGTATTATCTCCCACGAGCTACGCAACATTATTGGTCTCTTTCCGATATATTTACTAGGGTTTTTTAAATATTTAGAAAAATCTTTTATTTGATAGTAACTAGGCATTATTCCTCTGTTTCTGTTTTTAATGCATAAAAATACAAGTATGTTTTACCATCATATTTTTTAAATCGTAAAACAGATCCTGTTGTAGAACTCAACCTGTTTAAAAGAATAATTGAATCTTCTTTGAAGATAGAGTGTAAACCACCTTTTGATTTTTCGACAAATATTTTCCTATGATGATTTGGACAGAGCCAAATTCTATTTTTAGCACTATTTTTACCACCAAGTTCTTTAGGTTCAATATGATGAAAATCAATTGAAGATCTATCTACTGTTTTAAATTCACAATATGGAAATTCGCATTTATAAAACACAATTAGCCTTTTTAATTTTATTTATAAAAATTGTTGCTATTTTTCATAATTGTTTGTATATTATATTGTAAATATAAAGGAAATTAGTGGAAAATAATTACGAGCAAATAATCTTACAGTTACCCCTCTTATTGTTAGAGAAAAAAGATAGGGGTTATAATTTTAAATGCCCTCTATGTGGTGATGGAAAAAAAGCTGGTTCGCATAGAGGGTGGCTTTATTCAAACAAAAATTTTATGTTTCACTGTCACAACTGTAATAAAAAGATGAGCTTTAGTAATTTTATTGAAGCGGCGTTTCCGTCTTACTTTACACATATCGCAAATAGCGTTGAAGACAAAATAAAAACCTTTAAAGAACTGAAAACTACAAATAATATCGACAACCTAGAAAACGCCCTTGAATTCAAAATAGAGTTCTGGGAAGATTTTAGTGAAGCTTTTTTTATCCCTTTACGGAAACACGAAGAAGCGTTAGAATATTGTAGAAATCGTAAAATCCCGGAAAAGGTTATAGACAATCTTTTGTGGTGCCACCCCGCTAGATCTAAAACAGTTCCTTTCGGTAAAATGGTTATTTTCCCTTTTTGGGCAGGTAAAAAATTTTATGGGTTTCAAGGCAGAAGTATAATTGGTAAAAAGTTTCACACCAAAAGCCCTGAGAATTTTAAAATATATAACATACTTAATGTTGACTTGTCAAAAGAGGTTTACATTTTTGAAAGCATTATAGATAGTTTATTTGTACCGAACTCTATAGCTATGTTAGGCGCAGACATTCCTCAATCTATTATGAAAGATATTCAAAAACCAGTTTTTGTTTTTGATAATGATGAAACAGGTATGCAAAGAAGTATAAAATATTCTAAGGAAGGATTCCCTGTGTTTTTGTGGCCTGATGAATTAAAAGACATCAAAGATTTTAATCAGATGGTTACCACTTACGATTTTTTAGAGGAAGACGTGGTGAATATTCTAGAATTTAATATTTACTACAACAGTTTAGCTTCTTCAAAACTTCGTCTCAAGTTAAGTGAAAAACAAATTTTTAAAGAATCAAACGGGCTCTTAATGTTTACACCGGAGCCCACTTGCAAGTTCAAGAGTTTTTTAAAAAAAGATTAACGGTGTTTTGCTAACATTTTTTCTCTTTCTTCCCTAACTTCTTTCAACTTCTTCACTAACATAAAATAAAATATCTCTACTTCAAAACTCCACTTTTCTCCTAAA